GTATCTGTTTTCTTTCCAAAAGTAACTCCTATTTTATCTCTGATTTGATTACTTGCCACCATTAACCAATTATTATCCGCCATTAAACGACAAGATTTCCTAAACCCTTCACTAAATTCTTTTGCTCTTCTTGATCCCATTTTATCCCCATCTTCATTATCCATTTCTAAATCAGTGGACAAAGCGGCAAGGCTATCAACAAAAATTCCATTTATGGCTTTTGGAGTTGCTGGTTCCCATTTTCTAATTTCTTGAAATACTTGTGAAACTGTATTTGGTTTGGAATATTGTTCTGGGTCAAATTTCATTCCAAAAATAGCAGCAAAAGATTCATCAAGAGTTCCTTCTGGATCTTTAAAACAAGCAGTCCCTTTTTGTCTTTGAATTGCTCCAGCTAATTCAGAAAGTAAAACAGATTTTCCACTACTCTCAGGACCAGAAACTTCCATAAAAATACGACTTGGAATCCCTCCTCCTTTTTTACGACCTCCTGTAATTTCTAAATCCAATAAAGTGGAACCAGTACTAATCATTACTTCAGTATTCCCATCATATTTCTTTTTCTTTTTAACTGGAGTGTTTGCAGATTTTTTCATTTTATCTGCCAATGTTGGTTTTCTTCTTTCCATTATTTTTTTAGTTTAGATTTAATAAAATCAATATGTTTCATACAAACCCCTTTTTGATGCAATTCTACAGTCATATTATCAATAAATTCTTGGTAGTTAATATTTTGTTTATCCGTGTGATACCAAGCTCTTTGAGCTTGTTCTGTAATTTCATGCAATAAACAAAGAATAGATAAGGTGTTCCCTTCAGTCCATTCTTTCAATGCTTGTCTGTGGATTGCCGAAACAGAGGTTTTTTTATAGAGAGCGTATAAAGTAAGGTATTCAGCATCACAATTTGGAAGATCCAAAGTAGTAATTGTCCTAACTTGCTTTTCTGTATTTTTTTCATAATTTGTTTCAAAAATAGACATATAATTTTCCTTTGTTTTAAACCATTTTCAGCCCCTCTTTATTTTTAGTAATAAAATATACTACTTTATAAAGAAAGGGCTAAAAATCAATTGTATTTATACTTCACAAGCATCTAAGCAATCATTCCATAAGGCACAATCATCACATTCAGGATGGGCATCATGATCTTTTCCAAATTTATGACCATTTGGGCATTTGCCTTTTTTAGCAGCAAGTGCTTCATGCCCTTTTTTAAAGGAATCTCCAGGTTTTTCCTCTTCTGATTCTGAATCATCTTCAATTTCAACAATTCCAGCTCCTTTACAAACTGGGCATTTTCTACCTTTTGCAGTCATACCAGTTCCATCACAAGCTTCACAAAGTTCAAAACCTTCTGGGATTTCTTCTGATTCTGGTTCAGGTTCTGGTTCATCTTCAATTACTGGAGCGGGTTTTTTCCTGCGAGTTGGTTTAGGATCTTCCACTTTTTCCTCTTCCACTTTTTCCTCTGTATTTGTTTTTCTTCTGCGAGTTGGTTTTTTTACTTTTTCCTCTTCAATATCCAAATCATCATTTTCAGCATCTTCTAAATCTTCAGGATCAACTTCCATCAGTAAAGCTTTAAGCTCATTATAAGAAAGTATTTTTAAGCATTTATCCAATTCAGGAACATCATCAAGAATGTCCTCTTCATAAGCATCCCTATCTTCAAAATCAAGTCTATTTGGTTGAAAATATGGATGACTATTGTATGTTTTTTCTTCAAATCTAAATGCAAGAGTTTGTCCTTCCTCTAAATCAGGAAATCCTCTCTTATCTTCTTGCTCTTCTAATTCATCATCAATTAGTTTTTGTACAAACCAATCAGTGGTGTCCCAGACATGAATTTTTTCTTCAAACTCTTTATTGTCAATTGGAATAACTGCATAAAGATTTCGTTTAGTATAATTAAGGTCTTTTAATTCTTTTTTATCAGCACCTTCTGACATTCTTTTTTTACGATATTCACACATTGGACATTTTTTGCCAAAAGTACTTGGACATACAACAGTTTGTCCATCCCCTCCTCCTACTTTTTTATGTACTCTAAATGGTAATTTGAACCAATAATTATCAACTACTGCAACATCTTTTTCAACATCTCTATCTAAATGTTTTGCATTTGTTACAGGATATGGTATAATATCCACATAAATCTTTCCTTTTGCTTCTTTAAAGATTTCTACATCTTTTGGCAAGTCTAAATAACTAAAAGAAGAATTTTCTGCTTTTCGTTTTTCTTGATTACTTGCTACTGCCTTTTTAAAGTTTGGCTTCTTATAACTTTTTTTAGCCATTTTACTTATTTTTATTAGTGAGTAATTTTTTATTTTTTAAAAATGTTTCCCATGCTGCTAATACTGCTTTGGTTCCAATATAACATATAGACCAAGTAACGAATAAAAGCCCAAACCAAGAAGCAATAATTATTACTAAATATTGAAGTATTATCATTTACGAACCCTTCTTTTTGGCATTGCTTGGGCTATTGCTTCATTTGTTTTTTTAGCCTTTTCTTTACTAATCCATTCCTCAGATAAGTCTCTTGGAATTGATGGTCCTGCAAAGTAATTTTGTCCATGCAATTTAACAAGATTTTCAAGTGCTGATTTTTTACTTGAAATAGCATCACAAGCTGCCCCTGCTATATCATTGTCATAAATGGCTTCAATTACTATATTATTAGCATCTTGAAAACCATCATTTTGTAATATAACAGCATCAACAGCAGCCACAGTGACTTTTTCAATTTTATACTTGTCGGGATTTCGATGAATTACTTGCGTTAATTCTGCTTTACAAAGAGCAAGTTTTTCTCTTTTCTTTTCAAGTATCTTTTTTGTGAATGCTTTATTCTTAGCATACTCATAAGTTAGTGAAGCTTGCTGTAACCATTCTACATCTAAACCATCTTCATCAATTTGAATGTCTTTTGTGTAATCCATAATTAAAATAAATTAAAAGTTAATTTTTTCTTTTGTTCAATTAAATGCTTTAGTCTCATTTCTTGTTTCTGCAATTCTTTAAAATAACATCTATCAGGTAACTTTTTATGAAATTTAGTTAATTTCGCCAATGCTTTTTGGTTTTCTTTTACTTGCATAAATCCGGATTCTGTTTCAATAGTATACTCAAAATTACCTATTTTATGAGTTCCTATTTTATGTTTGATTTCCATTTTATTTATCCTTTAATTATACAATAACAATTTTTAACTAATCCTGGAAATCCTACATTATAAAGAGGTTCCTCAAAGTACTCTATAATCATAGCAGCAGTATCATTTGAACCTTTTAATAAAATAGTGGTGCAATAACCTAAAACAACTCTTCTAATGCTCTCAGGCTCTTGTGCTTTTAATCCTGTTAATATTCCAGACACTTTTTTCCAATTTTCTTGTTTTATAAGAGCTCTACAAAGTTCAATTGATTCATTTACTTGCTCTGCCATTGACTTTGCAATTTCAAGCCTGTTATCCTCATCTGTATTAAGTACTTTCTCTAAAACTTGGATAGCATTCCTTGGATGGCCTTGAGCATCATCAATTATTTGTTCATATACAATCCTATCTAATTTATCCCCTTCTGCTCTTACAATTTTAGCCAACAATTTTAACATTTCTTTATCAGAAAGAATGTGCATATCAAAAGTAAGACATCTACCTTTTACTGGAGCAGCTAATTTTTGAGGATCAGTAGTAGAAAGAATGAAATAAATATGGTCAGGAGTATCTTCAAGTATTTTAAGTAAAGTGTCTTGAGCATCTTTCCCTGCTAAATGAATTTCATCTAAATACCATACTCTACAATCCCCTTCCATTGGTTTGTATTTGCTATTTGAAATTATTTCTCTGATTTCATCTATTTTGCGAGGAGCCATTTCTCTAAAATCAGAACCAACACAACCAAGTTTCTTTGCAAGAATTCGAGCAACAGTAGTTTTTCCACAACCTGTTCCTCCAGTTAGCAAATAAGAATGTGGTCTGCTTTTCTTTTTTAGCATGTTTTGAATTGCTTCTACCGTTTCTTTATTACCAACTATTTCATCCCAATCTTCTGGACGATAATCTATATATAAACTCATATTATTTTATTGTTTAAAAATTTTACTATATTCTTCTATAATTATTTTTTCTATTACATTATACAAAATTACCTCTTTTTCATTAAGGTAATGGATATTCTTCTAATGAAGCCCAACTCCCATCAACTGGGCCTAAATCAGCTGCTACACTTAATGGAACATTTATCCATTTAAAAGCCCTTGGTAAATCAACAGTTGTAATTCGTTTTACTATTTTTGAAACTTTGAGTAATTCTTCTGGAGCCACATCTAATACTACTTCATCATGAATTTGTCCTATTAACCGTGTTTTCCAGCCCTTTTCAGCAAAGAATTTATCTAGTTGAATAAAACACCAGAGCAGGCAATGAAAAGCCGCTCCCTGTACTGGATAATTGATTATCTCTTTTTTATTCATTTCTCCTTTAAATCGAAATCCAGTATAACTGTCAACATATCCATTTACAAGATATTCAGCCTGTACTTTTTCTTTCCATTTTCCATATACTTTAAATCTACGTTTCCAAAAATCACTTTCAATTTCCTGTAAATGAGTACAAAATCCATCAAAACTATTTATCCCTTGCTCTTTTAAATGATTTGATATATATTTTCCTCCAGGAAGTTGAACACCTTGTCCAGTTTTCCAAGCAGTATGAGGAAGTTCAATCCATCTACACAATCCTATTGCATTGTTTTGGTAGTAATCTCCATAAAATTGAGGAAATACAAAACTATTTTTAGCGGCATTTCTCAGAAGTTTATGCTCAGGCAAATGTTTATTAAAATCATCAATTTTAAATATTTGAGCAGCCATATCTCCATGCATATCAGAAGAGGGGCTTCTTAAATATTTTAACATTGTAGGATCATGGTGATACGCAACAGCTATGCAAACTTCTAATTTTGAAAAATCAACTGCCATTAACTGATGTCCTGGGCGAGGATAAATAGCATCTCTAACAAGTTTCATTACTTCTTTATCTCGTTTTGGAATATTTTGAAAATTAGGACTATCTGAAGAACTGCGATAAGTGGAAACTGTATGCAAATTGAAAAATGGATGTAAATATCCTTTGACTTGTTCCCTTTCAAATGCTTCTAAATAAGTATCTCTGGCTTTCTTTAATTTACGAATTGAAAGAATCATATCAAGTTCAGGTAATTGTAAAAGTTTCAAAGCTTCATCATCTGAACTGGGTTTTTTCTTTTCTTTATCAATATATTTTTGAGGAGTTATATTTTTGACATTGTACAAGAAATTAGCAAGTTGTAAAGGGCTTCCAATATTTGGTTTTCCTTTACTGATATGCTGCCAATGTTTGAAAAAAGAGGTTTGGTGTAAATCATGTTCAATTTTAAGGATTCTTTTTGTAAGTTTTTCCTTTGCTTCTCCAACATAATCAAGATCAATTCTCATTCCTTGTTGCTCTGCTCTGCCAAGTGCTAATATTCCATCATGGAATAATTTATAAGCTTCTGCTGTATTTGGGTTTATTGTCATATTTAAAAAGGTGCTAATATTTCATCTTGTTGCAATATTGCTAATCTATATTGGTAAATGGTATCAAGTCCACAATAATGCAGTAACTTTTTTCTACCATCTCCAGTTTCACAAAGTTCTAAAACTCTATTCAAGCTATTGGCATTCTTTTTATCAACTCCTTTTAAATATGGACTGATTTCACTGCTGTAGTCCCCTACTCCAAAACAAATAAAACTTAAAAACTTTAATCCACAAATCCCCTGCCTATTGTCAATTATATGGGCTGCCTGCATTGAATCCCATTCCCAATTAGCAACTTCAGTTTTTAATCTAACGTTGGTCCAGGCATCTTCATATTTCATATTATGCGCCATTTTTCCAACATTTGGATTTTGCAATAATCTGATAAATGGTAATAAATCTGACCTGTTTTGAGGAATCATAAATGTATATGCATAAGTAGTCCCAACAGCTACGGAAGCACATACTATTTGATGTCCTGCTGCATGAGGTTTCAATCCAGTAGTTTCATAATCAATTGATACAACTCCTCTCTCTATGTTTAGCAGTGGAGATAAATCATCTGAAATATCTATTATTTTGGGCTTGTCATAATTTGGTAATTTTTTATTTAATTTAGTTAAAGCATTTTGAATATCTTGCTCCCAAACCAATTCACTTTCTTTTCCTTTTGAATTAACAATATAATCTGGATGTGATATAGGACAAAGCCAACAATTATGTTCAAAATCTGGAATTGTAAAACCTCTCCACTTTTTGAATTCACCAAGGCTCCCACTATATTTATTTCCAATCAAAGAATAAAGAGCATTATTTCCAAGTATAAATATAAGTTTTGGATTATACTTTTTAATTGCTTTTTCAACATTTTTTCTACAACATTCAACTTGATAGCCTGTAACTTCTTTTGGATCTTTGCAAACACAACTAACAGCATTAAGACTCCAGCAATCATTGGAAATATCAATATCTTGATCTGAGAATATTGATTTTACTAATCTACCAGAAGTTCCTTGCCAATGTTTCATTCTTTCATCTTCTGATTTAGTATTGCTGGATCCTATAATCATTATTTCTTTTCGACCTTTTCCAGTTACACCAAAACAAGGATTAAGAGTATTTGGAAGTAATCCACAAGATGCACAAGAATATGTTTTGCCTTTTGGTCTTGATTTTGATTCAGTTTC